TACATGAACGCACCTGAGTACGCTAAAGCAAAGGGGCAGTTAGCTCAATTAGAAGCCTACAAGTCTAGTCTAAAAGCTATTATGATGAAGAAGTCAAACGAAAATAGTCTTGGTGGTCAAGAGCGTGAAGCCTACGCAAGCCAAGAATATCAAGACTTATGCGTTGCAATAGGAAAAGCAACAGAAGATGCAGAATCACTTAAATGGAAGATAACATCGGCTACTATGCGTTTTGATGCTTGGAGAACAGAACAAGCCAGTAACCGTAACTTGGAGAAAATGACAAGATGATTACCTTAACCGAAGAATTTTTAATTTTAAAGATATTAATTCGTGAATACGACCATGCTCTTAAAAACAATAACGCTGTGTTGATGATGGAAATTGCCGTAGATATTGCTGAATCTGCTGAAAAGTTAGAACAAGCAAGCGTAGACAATGCCAACAAAAGCTGAAAAACAACACTATGCGAAAGTGGTTAATCTCGGATGTTCCCTGTGTCGTTATCTTGGCTACGGAGAATCACCCCCTGAGCTACATCACATCAGACGAGCGGGGAAGCGAACCAATGCACCAGTTATCCCCCTTTGTCCTGAGCATCACAGAGGAAATACAGGAATTCACGGCATGGGAAGAAAAGCCTTTGAAAGAGAATACAAAGTTACAGAAGAACAGCTTTTAGAATTAACGGAGAAATTAATTGAGTAGTTGGCTAATTATTCTTACTGGATTAATTTATTTGTACATAGGAATTGAGCAAGTTGTTAGAGGCAATATTCCTATGGGTATTACTTACGCTTGCTATGCTGGTGCTAATGTTGGCTTATACATGATGTCCACAAAGTAATTACAACTCCAATGGATCAAAGCCTAATTCTGTGCCTACCATCTTGCAACGGGTTCTAAACGCTGTACCGTGTTGTGCCCACTTAGCACCTTGTTGACGATGAAAGCTCATGTGAACGCACTCATGTGCAAGCGTGGTTAAAACTGTATATAACTGACCACAACGAGCAGAGGACACAGTAATGGTATGTTCGTAATCTTCGCCAGTATCGTATAGGTATGTACCCATAGTGTCGGGATCAGCAGTTACAACAAACTCTATTTCTTCAGGCAAAGGCATTTTCCACTTGGTAAATGGATAACAACAATACAGGCTTGAATAAAGATTTTTTAATAGTTCAGGCGTTAATCTCATGCAATTCACCCCTAAAGAAAACCAAACCCTCATCTTCATTAATTACTTGCACCAACTCAGGTGGCATTAAATGACCGTTGATATAAGTCAACACAGCAAAGCCTGCACGCCAGTTTACTGAAGCATCTTCGTGATATAGGAACTGTTCATCTTTAACTGCTGCCATCATGCCAGTATCAACGCCATAAATGTCGCCACGATAATTAGTCCAAGGCGTAACCTTTAAGCTGTGCAAATGGCCTGTAACCATGCTCATACCACCCTTTAGAATGTTGTTGTATATAGCATGGATACCATTGTGCCAACGGTGTTTAATCATAGTATTACCGTTGACAACTACAGACCAACTGCTAGACCAATGCGGTAAATGGTCATCTAAACACATACCCTTGACACCCTCATACTGGGGTAAAACATTAGATAGCTTGCCATCAAATCTTAAATCGTGATTACCAATGGTGCGATGCAATATACAACCAGCTGGTCTAACCTTTTCTATATCACCAAGCCTGTTTTGCACTTCTTCTAGTTCTTGTTGAACTGTTGGGTGATGTTGAAAACCAATTCTGTGGTGTTGACTAATTTGAGCAAAATCAAACAAATCGCCATTGAGGACAATCATGTTTGGCTTTAATTGTTTCGTAAAATATACAAATGCTTTATGGGCAGTAGAAATGTAATCAGGGTTATAGTGGCAATCAGAGCCTACTAAGATGATGCCGTCTTTTAACTCATATTCACAACGAACTTTGTTTTCAGGCATAGTAAACTTAGGTCTGCCACGGTTATCATTAGATTCAAGAATGATTCCCAACCTATTTTCTATTGACCTTTTGCGTTGATGAACGCTTCTTTCACTCACCTTTAATATTTCAGCTACTATTTTAGGCGATCTATGAAGTTTAAATAATTCAATAAATTCTTTTTCAGAACACACGGGTTGAGCCATTTTGTGCCTTTATAATTCAAATTATTGCAATATTAATCTATTTATACTAAAAAACAATGACATACGCACGAATAGACACTAATCATAAAGAAATTGTAAAGGCATTGCGTGATGCTGGTGCTACCGTTGTGTCTTTGGCAGCCATGAAACACGGATGTCCTGATTTGCTAGTTGGTTATCAAAATGTCACTATGTTGATGGAAGTAAAAAAAGATGAAAAAGCAAAATTTACAACCGACCAATTAGATTTTATTGCAAAATGGAAGGGTGGCCCTGTTTGTAGAGTTGACAGCGTAGAATCTGCATTAAGAGCGTTAGGTATTATTCAAAAGATATTGTAAAATGTAAAAAAAGGAGTGTTTTAATGGAAAAGTCAATGGCTTTGTTTCTTGCAACCCTGTTACATTCAGGCACAAATGCCCATTTCTTCCATTGGGCTACCAAGTCTTACGCCAAGCACAAGGCTTTGGGCGGTTTCTACGACAAGATTATTGATCTTACAGATGAATTAGCTGAAACTTATTTTGGCATTTACGGTCAAATTACTGATTATCCAAGCACATACCACATGCCTAAAGAGCCTTTGGCCTATATGCAATCCTTACAACGCTTTGTAAAAGATGCTCGCTCAGACTTGCCAATGGATTCAGAGATTGTCCAGTTGATTGACAATATCGCCCAAGAGATTGACACCACCATTTATTTACTTAAATTCAAGGCTTAATCATGCCATTAGACAAATCAGGTAGCAAAGAATCAGTCGGCAAGAACATCAAAGCCGAGATGAAAGCTGGCAAACCTAAGAAACAAGCCGTAGCCATCGCTCTTAGCGTTGAGCGTGAAAACGCCAAAGGTGATCGCAAAGCTAAGTTGGAAGATGCCTACGCTAAGTACATTGAGGAAAAAGAGTGAGTAGAAGGGATGACATTCGTGCAGCAGTAGAAAAGCACGAAAAGCCAATTGCCAAGACAACTAAAGGCAAAGGCCGTCATTATCAGTCAGTAGCAGAAGGTGCTGGCATGACTGAAGCAGGTAGAAAAGCATACAACGCAAAGAACAACGCAAACTTACAAGCCCCCCAATCTAGTGGCCCACGCCACGATAGTTTCTGTGCAAGATCCGCAGGATGGACAGGGGAACGAGGAAAAGCAGCTAGAGCAAGGTGGAAATGCTAATGAAAACTTGTTTTTGTTGCAAAGAAGCCAAAGAAACTAGCTTATTTTTTAAGCATAGCCAAACTCCTGATGGATTGCATAGTTGGTGTAAAGCGTGTTGCAAAAAAGGTAATGCTAAAAGCCGTGACAAAGTAAACTCTAAAATTGAAACTAGAGCTAAGGTATTTCTACAAAATGCCAAAAAAAGTGCTAAAAAACGCAATCAAGAATTTTCTTTAGAAGTTAATGATGTAGTTGGGTTTTGGAACGACCAAGCCATGATTTGTGCATATTCAGGCTTAGAAATGACCCTTGAAGCTGGTAAATTGAATACAGTTTCTATTGAGCGTATTGATAGCAACATTGGATACACAAAAGAAAATACAATATTGGTATGCCAAGCGATAAACCGCATGAAGTCTGACTTTAGTTATGAAGATTTTTATATGCTTTGCCAATCAGTTGCCAAGTTTTTAGGCAATGACGAACTTAAACTTGTAGTGGGAGCGTACAAATGAAACATGGACTTTATGCTGCAATTCACGCCAAAAGAGCTAGGATTAAAGCTGGTTCAGGCGAAAAGATGGCTAAAAAAGGTGACGAAGGTCGCCCAACAGCTAAAGACTTTGAAGAATCAGCTAAGACTGCAAAGCCTACACGCAGACAGATGATTGAAGATAAAGTCAAAAACTTGCAAAAGGAAGATGCAGAATGAAACCTATGAGCCGTAAGTATAAAAAAGAAGATGCCATGCTACGCAAAGAGCATGAATCTACATTAGAGAAGAATCAAAGACTAAGACTAGAGCGTAGAGCTGCTATTGCTAACAAACTTAAAGACTTGGATAAAGAAGTCAAATAGTAGTAAACTTAACTTATCTTAATCAACCACTTGGTAAAGGTATGGACACTAAATTAGAGAAAACTGCTGAAAAGCGTAAACCGCCAAGAGCAGGTATGGGTAGACCAGCAGGTGTGCCTAATAAGGCTACAGCCAACGCTAGAGAAGCGATTGCCAAGTTTGTAGAGGGTAACTCGCACAAGATGGAAGAATGGCTTGTACAGGTCGCAGAAGGCGTTAAAAACGATAGCGATAAATACATTGTTTTACCAAACCCTGAAAAAGCCTTTGGTATGCTCCAAAGCGTTATGGAGTATCACTTACCTAAATTAGCTAGGACTGAACATACTGGAGATGAAGATCAGCCAGTTAAGATAATCCACGAACATAAGTTCTTAGATTGAAAGAGTTAGTCAAAAGGTACGAATACCCATACAAAGCCCGTGATGCGTTCTTAGACTTTCACAGGCGAAATGAGCGTTGGGCTGTATTAGTTTGCCACCGTAGAGCAGGTAAGACAGTAGCCACTATCTGCGACACTATTCGTAGGGCTATCATGGAAAAGAAACCTGATGGCAGATATGCTTACATTGCACCTTACTATGCACAAGCTAAGAATATTGCTTGGGATTACTTACTCAAGTTTGCAGAGCCAGCCATTGTCAAGGCTAATCAGTCTGAGCTATGGGTTGAACTCGTCAATGGATCAAAGATAAGACTGTTTGGTGCTGACAACCCTGATGCCTTGCGTGGACTATACCTTGATGGGGTAGTGCTAGACGAATATGCCGACATGAAACCTAGGTTATGGGGTGAGATTGTTAGACCATTACTTACAGACCGCAAGGGTTGGGCTACATTCATTGGTACTCCTAAAGGCCATAATGCCTTTTATGACATATACAACGAAGCCCAAAAGAACCCTAACTGGTATGTTAAGACACTAAGAGCCGACCAATCAGGGTTATTACCAATGTCAGAACTAGAAGATGCTCAAGCCACTATGTCTGATAACCAGTACGAACAAGAGTTCTTATGTAGCTTTGAAGCTGCCATCCTTGGTGCTTACTATGGTCAAGAAATGCGTAGAATCACGGACTTAGAGCGTATTACCACGATTGATTATGACCCTATGTTCCCTTGTCATACTGCTTTTGACCTTGGATTTAACGATTCAACAAGTATTTGGTGGTTTCAGGTTGTATACGGTGAGATACGAGTACTAGATCATCACTCATCTAGCGGTCAACCAATCTCATATTACACAGGTTTACTTGCTCAAAAAGAAGATGAGTTTGGATACAATTATGGCTATCATTATCTCCCTCACGATGCTAGAGCTAAAACATTAGCAAGTGGTGGTAAGAGCATAATTGAGCAAATTTCTGCAAAAATTGACATAAAACATCTAAAAATTGTCCCAAACTTGTCAATTCAGGATGGTATTCAAGCAACACGACTTGCATTAACTCGCACTTGGTTTGATAATAGATGCGAAGAAGGCATTGAATGTTTACGACAATATCAACGAGAGTGGGATGATGATAAAAAAGTATTTAGAGATCGCCCGAAGCACGATTG